GTAATCCGGCGTCAGCGTACTGCCTGCATCAAATGTCAGCGCATCCAGCATTATCCCACCTCCGTCATACCCGTGAATTTAGTCGCCATACTGCCAGCCTTACCGATGAGCGATTCCGCCTGTTTGCCGATATCGCCATAAAGCGCGGCCAGTGATTCATCAACGCGGGTGAGCGACAGCGTAAAATCAATTTTCCGGGGTGTGCCGTCTGCAAAGAAAATACTCCCTGTTTCACTCACCCTGCTGATGACATACATGCCGTAAATCATGCCGGTGCCATCCAGCAACGGCCACGCCCGACCTTCCTCTGCCATCAGCCTGAGCGTAGTCATCGTCAGCTTTCCGCCGGTCAGCTCGGGATAAAGCACACCGGCCAGCGTGATGTTTTCCTCACCCACACCGAGAAACTGAAAGGCATCCCGTTTACCGATACGGGAATTTGACGGCCAGCGATAATCTGATTCACGCTGCATGGTCTGGTGTGGCAGCGTCTGGCGCATAAAAACAAACATACCTAACGCGAGCATCATTTTTCGTCACCTCCTTAACCGTCATGCATCATGCTGGCACGGGCGCGCGCACGTTTATCCCGCTCGTATTTTTCGAGCGCAGCCTGTAACTGGCGGTCAAGCTGTGTCCCCGGCGCATTACCACCCGTCAGGCTGATGTGATATTCGTTTTTACTCTGGTCCACATAAGAGCGGCTAGCCGGTGCCGTGACCGGCTGATAAGCCTGATAGCCTGCATAAGAGCTGGTCGCCGGAATATAACCACCGCTGCCATACGTGGCGGCTTGAGTTCTGGCGGCGGTCTGGTCAAGTGTGTCTGACTCTTTGTTGATAACACCGAGTTTTTCCAGTACCCAGTCAATACCGCTGCGCAGTTTGTTGAACGCATTAAGCGGCAGCATCAGCGCGTCAGCCAGTGCCTGCCCGAACATGACCCCCGTGTCACGACAACTGTTCAGGGTGTCCTGAGTGGCTTTGACCGGGGCAATCAGGTTTTTAAACCACTGCCACGCGGCCTGTAACTTTTCACCCAGCCAGTCAAACAGCGGCTTAAGTGGCGTGAACAGTTCCCCCACCGGCGCAAATGCCGCTTTCAGCCCTTCAACCACACCGCCAAAGAATGCGCTGACAGGCTCCCAGTATTTACGGATAAGTAACGCTCCGGCGACAATGGCGGCCACCACGGCCACTACCGGCCAGCTAATCGCCCCGATGGCCGTCATAACAGCACTGCCAACCGTCGTGAAGATTGCCCCCATTGCGCCTGCTGCCGCGATGATGGCATTAATGCCGGTGATAACCGGCCAGGCTACAAGACCAATTGCACCGATGATGCCAATAAGCGCCAGTGCGCCACCGGCAATGATGCCGATGGTTGACGCCAGTGATTTGTTTTTCTGGATCCAGCCGTCGAGTTTTAACACATACTTTGTGGCCGTCTGCGTGAGATTACGCAGTGCGCCTTCCTGCTGGTCAAACAGGTCTGTCCCCACCGCTTCATAAGCGGACTGAAACTCCTTAAAGTCACCGCCGAGATTGTCCTGCATGATATTTACCAGCTCTGCGGTCTTCCCGTCTGAGGCTTTAAACGCAGCAGTCAGTTTGTCCAGCTTTCCGGTTGAGGCGGCAGTCATCAGCACGGCGGCGGCTGAGCTGGCTTCCTCCCCGAAAATGGTTTTCATGTATTCAGCCTGCTGGGCAGTACCGAGCCGGTTTTTCTCAAAACTGGCCTGCATTTCTTTCAGAATGGTAAATATTGGCCGGGTGTTTCCCTTACTATCTGAGGTTTTCACACCAAGTTCTTTGAGTGCATCCCATGCTTTTCCCGTCGGTGCCTGCAGGCGGCTTAACACGGCACGACTTCCCGTCCCCGCCATTGAGCCTGTGATTTTTGCATCATGCAGCGCCCCAACCATTGCGGCGGTTTCTTCAATGCTGACACCGGCATTTTTTGCCACAGGTGCGGCATAGGTCAGCGCATCGCTCATGCCGTCAAAATCGGCGGCGGTTTTGTTCATCGTCATGGAGAGAACATCCCCGATATGAGCGACCTTATCGTTTGAAAGTTGAAAGGCGGATTTCATCCCCATTAGCAGGGCGGCGTTTTCTTCCATCGTGCGGCGATTCGCCAGCGCCATATTCAGCGTGACCGGCGTTGCCGCCTGAATGGCATCAACATCCCCACCGGCTTTCGCAATGATAATCTGCGCACCGGCTGCATCATCCGCCGAGGCGGCGGTATTATCGCCGAGCTGGCGCGCCTGTTTGCGTAGTGCGGTCATTTCGGCGGAGTCTTTTGCCACTCCGAGCACGGCCTGCAATTCTGAGTTTTTCTGCGCAAACTCATAACCGGGCATCAGCAACTTAACTCCGGCCATCGTTCCCGCCGCCGCAATCCCCACACCGGCAGCGCCTACTGAGGCCATATTTCCGGCCAGTTCCTTGCCTGCCTGATAACGCTGTTTTACTGCGTTAAGTTTTGCCTGTTGCGCACTGACACGCGCCAGCGCGTCACGCTGACGGTTAAGCTGTGCGGTGGTTTCACTGATACGGTTTTTCAGCCCCTGCTCATCATGTGCAAGATTGCGGGTATTAATTCCCACAGCGGCCAGTTCCCGCTGCTGGCGTTTAACGGAATCTGTCAGGCGGTTATATTTCGCCTGTAAGTCCTCCGCCGCACGCTTTGCGGATTCCAGCACTTTCGCCTGAGCACGGGTCGGACGTTCGGTGTTTTTAAACTGTGTGGCAAGGGCTTCGGCCTCCTGCCGTGCCTTTTCAAGTGCATGACCAGTCACGGCGAGCTGTGCACTGGTCTTGCGGAATCCCTCAATACGGGATGCCTGACCGTTCAGCTCGCGCAGTGATTTTTGTGTTTCCCGGATATCCCCCGACAGCGATTTGCTCGCTGTGCGGATGGATTTAAACGGGCGGGATGCCTGGTCAACAGCCCTGAGCAATACCTGTAATTTTACATTGTTACTCATTCGTGTTTCCGCTTCGCCGGAGCGCCTTTTCGCGCCATGTGATGAGTTCGGTCAGGCTCATGGGATACAGTTCTGATGGCGGCCAGTGAAATATCACTGCCACATCTGCCATCAGGTCATCGACCGACAGATTTTTCGGAAACGTTACTGCACCGAGTTCGGCGACAAAAAACCGACCACCTTACCGGCCAGCGCCACAAGGTCAGGCAGTTCCAGTGCGGCAACTTCCTGCTCGGTCAGCATCGGTGCCGTCATGCGCGGCAACACCTTAATTAGTGCATCAACTTCGGAGTTTGCGACCGCAGCCAGACTGACACCGCGCAGCGTCCCGGCACTGGGTTTCATCAGCGTGACCTGTTCGATGACCTGCTCACCACGCTTGACCGGATTGTCCAGGGTAATCACATTTTCTTTGTTCATGGTTTTCTCACTTCTGAATCAGGGTTAACCGGTCAGCCTGGCTGACCGGATGAAAATCACAGGCCGATATTGCGGCGGTGTTGCTCCAGCCGGTCGACGCCGTTCACCTTCTCAATCATGTTGATGGTGTCGATTTCGACCAGCTCCTTACCGTCCATCGTCAGCCGGAAATAGGTGCAGACCACGGAGATTTTCGACTCAGTGTCTTCTCCCTGTTTACCCTCGCCGGTGTCGATTTCTTTCTGACGTCCACGCATGACCACTTCGACGGCCACCGTTTCGCCGGTATCGTCACGCTGGTAAGAGCCTGCAAAACGAATCGGCACAGCATCCACACCGGTTGCGGCGTAAAGCTCCCAGATAACCGAATCCGGGAAGCCCCCGAGCGACCACTCCATTGACAGCGCATCGTCATCAAGGCCGAGGTCTACCGGTGCGCTGCCGTTCATCCCCGCACCGCGATAGTTTTCGAGCTTACGGGTCAGTTTTGGCAGCGTGACGGACTTCGCGACGCCCTGATAGCTGTAGCCGTTCAGAAAGACGTTCATTAACTTGAGTTTGCGCGGCATTGCCATCGGTCAGGCTCCTTAATTGCTGTTAACCGAGGTGACCAGATTTGCCAGGTATTTATCGGTAATACGCTGGCGCAGGGTCAGGTTTTCAAGAGGAGGCACCGGTGTATAGTCGTAGTCGATATACAGTTTTCCGGCCTTGAGGGTTTCCACATCGTTGGATTCTTCGCTGAACCAGCAGGTCGCATCCACGATATAGCCGTTTGTTTTCAGCTCACGGAATTTGGCATTGATGCCGTCAACGATGTCGCGAATCAGCGTTGCGGTGATGGGCTTGTCCACCGCCCACATGTGCGCCTCAGCCATCGTGTCGGCCAGCACCTGCGCGGTGCGGGTATAGTTTTCAAAGAGGAACAGCGGGTCATCAGAGCAGGTACGGTTACCCCAGAATCGGAAACCGTCGCGGCGAATCAGCGTAGTGACGCCTGACTCGTTAAGCAGGTCAGCATCGGTGCCGGACTCCTGCAAATCCCAGAAGACGGATGCGCTGATGCCGGTAACACCGTTCACCCCGACGTTGGACAGCGTTTTATGCCAGCCCTGCTCCTGGTCGATTTTAGCGCGCAGACCCAGCGCACGGGCGGTGGCATACGCGGTGGCGGTGGTACTGGTGACCGTATCCCATGCGAGGAAATCCGGCCAGATGACCATCAGCTCACGCTGGCTGAAATTCTGGCGGTAGGCTTTCACCTCGGAAATGGTCTTACAGCCCCATGCGCTGATATACCCGAAAGCGCGCAGCTTCTGACAGACTGATGCCAGTGCAACAGCCACCTCTTTGGTGTCCAATCCCGGCACACCGAGAATACGCGGTTTAACACCGGTTACCGACTCCGCCGCCAGCAGGGCTTTCAGTCCGGTGTACTGACCGTTTTCGTCGGTGGTGCCGATGATATTGGAAACGGTCTGCGCGAGTTTCGTTTCCTCGTCATCACCGGTGCCGTCTTCCACGCGCACGACAACGGTGACCGGTTTTGACTGGTCAGCGATGGCCTGCAACGATGCCGCCAGCGTGCCTTTTTTACCGGCCTTTGCAATTGCGCTCTGCACATTGGTAATCAGCACAGGTTTATTGAGGGGGAAGGTTTCCGCATCCGCATCGCTGGCCGTGCAGACCATGCCGACAATGGCCGTGGATACGGTGGAAATGACGCGGGTGCCGTCGTTAATCTCCAGCACCTGCACGCCGTGATGATAGTCACTCATCCGTTTAACTCCGTGGTTAATGGGTGAGTGGTATTTTCTGTTGTGCAGAGCATGAGACGCTATTTGACCTGGCTGGTCAGTGGATGAAACAACAGATAAAGAAAAGGCGGACAATCCGCCCGCCTGTCATGATTTGTACACACTCATTTTCCGACTGACAATTTACATAACCCAAAAGTTATCAAATCTGACAGTCTGCTTTGAGCAAGAAGCGGACATTTGCCTGTCAGGGTATATGCCGCTCTGCGGTTATTATCCAGAATCAATAATTCATCTGAGTTGGATTACATATAAAACATAGTTACCCCATGAATAACCATTAGCAGATCATCAATTATGTAAATCTTTTGTTTCAGGTTTTTTGGGTGTTGTGACAACAAATGGCTATAGCGTTTAAGCAAAATATTAGAAAGATTAAACTCATTCATGAAGTGTTCTTCTAATAAGTAACCATCAATATCAACTTTAATATCATTACTACTTTTCATCTTCTGTAACGTAGATTTTACACACTCCAGCAGGATGCTTTGCTCATGGTAATAGTCCATAAGAAGAGTAACATCCTCTTTATCAAGTTTACTTAATTCACTGAAGTAGGCTTTAAAAACTTTATCAGTCTGGTTTAATGCAATCTGTAAGCGAGGCCCTCCTAATGATTTGACATTAATGGCAAAAGGCTCGCCAACAAAATGCTCCGAATTTTCGTCAAAGCCAATATTTCTCGTTTTATCAAGAAAAGTGAGAGCGCGATGGTTATTAGCGATTTCATATGCAAACATTGTTCTGATACTGTCTCTCTCAGCCTCCATGCTTATATCATCACGATGATTCGTATAAAATATATTTCCAATAAAGAGAACCATAGCAAGAATCACTGAACTTGCCTCCCAATTAATATTTTTTAATCGTCGCTTAGTAAACATACCGCACCTTAATTATCAAAAATATTCCTTCAGTGTTATCTGGTTAGCCTAAACCAAGACATTAAAGTCCGCAGGATATCATATACATAAAATGTATTGATTAGAATTTGCACTAATAAAATAATGCTTTACTAAAATCTACTCCAGACACAGAGCGGCCTGTCAGATTAGGCTTTACTCTGTGCCATAGATATGTAAGCTCACACCAGAGCTCATACAACTTATTGCGGCATTTCCGGCCATTCAGGATTTGCAGGATCCACACGACTGACCAGAACGCTGTAACGCTCCCATGCATCCAGTCGGCTACGCTCCTCATCTGTTGCCATATTCAGCCTGACAGCGCGCTCCAGCGGCACAATCACGGATTCGGCTTCGGAAAGCAAAGTTGCCTTTTGTGATTCTGCCAGTTGCTGCTGTTCGTCTGCCGTATAAATCCGCTTAATCACGGCACCATCCTTAAACATCCATTTACCTGAGTCATCAGCACGTCGGTTGGCGGTAATATCAGGAACCTCGACAACGCTAAAACCTTCAGGGTTAAGCGTTGAAGCATCTCTGGTGATGCCGACAATTATATTATTCTCGTCGTAAACAATCTTTATCGTGTCTTCCTGAAAATTACTTACTTCCTCATACCAGTTTTTTCCGTCTTCAGACCATAACCAGACAACATCAAAATTTTTTGTCAGTTGATATTGGGCAACAGTTTTGGGATTACCCGCAGTAATATTTTTTAAATGCTGCATAAATTATACCTGTGCGACGTTATACCATGTGCCATTAATGTATTTTTGTATTGGTCTGAATACTGCGGGGTCATCACCATCGACTTCACCGACAATACCAAGCCCTGTAATTACATGGCCTGATTTTTCATACATCACACCTTTTTGCATAGTCTGAACAACACGTGTGCCCAGGCGAATATCTCGTACATAGCGAGAATCCGATTCAGCTTTGGTATATGCACCAATATCTCCCGCAGAGGGTTTGCGGGTTGTGGTGTAAAACTCTGACCAGTTAGCCTCAAATCCATAACCATCACGTGCTGAACGATAAAAAATACCGCCGTTCTTATAATTCACACGGAACTGTACGGCAGGGCAACTCCCCGCATTCATATTGAAGTGGAGGATTAATGTCGATGCACCGCTGATATCTGCATCATAAACACCGCTATTCCAGTTCCAGCCAACAGCTTTATCATTTGCAACCCTGCTTCCTGTTTGCCCTAAAGCAAATGCAGGCTGCTGGTTTTTCGTGTTGTAGTCTCGTCGCCAGCCGGGGGCATAAGCATCACCATGATTAATATAAGTGAATTGAGCGTTAGTGGTGCCGCCTCCGGTAGAAGTGCTTGGTGTTGTTACACGGATGGTCATGGCACCTTTATTACCCATAACCTCAATAACGCAACCTGCAAGATGAATAGTTCCACAGCCAGTATCGGTAATAATTTTATTATTGCCGTATGACCATGAACATTTGCACATCCAGTACGGATGATTAAATGCACCACGGGAATCCAGCCATTCAATAAACTGAGCGGTTGTCCAGTTTCCGGCTTCAGTGCTCAAAGCGCCGCTATAAGCACGACAGGCACCGATATTTTTCGTGAAGGTATCCTTTCCCGGAATATCCGCACCGTTCTGATCTTTCTGAAGACGTTTTTCAGCATTGTCATAGGCAGACTTCACTGCTTTTGGTGTTGCGGCCAGCGTTTCAGAATCACTGTTGGCGGCGCTACTGAGCTGAACAAGACCTTTCCGCGCCGTGGTGGCGTCCTGTGCAGTGTATTTCCCGTTAGCAAGGTCATACGCGGCCTTTACCGCCTTTGGCGTTGCCGCAAGCGTTTCAGAATCGCTGTTGGTGACGCTACTGAGCTGGACAAGACCTTTTCGCGCTGTGGTGGCGTCCTGTGCGGTATATTTCCCGTTAGCAAGGTCATATGCTGCTTTTACCGCTTTTGGTGTTGCGGCAAGCGTTTCAGACGTGCTGTTGGTGGCACTACTGAGCTGGACAAGACCTTTTCGCGCTGTGGTAGCGTCCTGTGCGGTATATTTCCCGTTAGCCAGGTCATATGCGGCCTTAACCGCTTTCGGCGTTGCAGCCAGTGTTTCAGACGTGCTGTTGGTCGCACTGCTTAACTGAGTAAAACCTTTTGCGGTCAGCGAGGCGTCCGGGTGACGTCGTGACTGTTC